GGTGCATCTGTTAAAGCCATAAAGCTATCACCAATTTTAACAGGCTTGCCCCCTAAAGTTCCAGCAATAGAAACATACCAAAAATCCCCTTTTAAAACCGCCCCGCCTGTTCCGCTTCCTCCAGTAGTCGGCCATAGATTTGTAGAAGCGTCGTAACTACCTCTTAAATCTAACAATCCAGCAACCATACTATCGGTGTATATTTTGGCGCTATTAAGTGTGGCAGCGTCTTTGGTATCAACTAAATTAATCAGGTCGGTTTGGTTTGTAATATTTCCTGATATTTCACCCCATAAAGCAGTTACACCATTAACACTACTAATCCAATCAAAGCCGTTAAATTGCCAAAGTTGAACTGGCAAGCTATCGGAATCCACTTGTAAATAAAAATCAGCGGGTTTATAAGTTGGTGGTGGCGTAACGTTTGGGTCACCCATTCCCGTGTATAATTGAACACCATTATTGGTTAAATTACTGAAATTTTCTTTTAATGAATTTATGGATGCAACTATTGTTCCCTTTTGATCAGTTGTAAGAGTGTCCAAATCACCAATAGTATTATTGGTAAAGTCAGTCAATAAAACTAAAATTGGGTTTAGGACGTTGGCAGTTATTTCATTGTTCCCATTAGTAACAATGAAGGTGTTTATCTGTGAAATTACTTGTGCATAGGTTGGTGTGGCCATCGCTAATAATTATTAAAATCATTATTGAAATCGTCGTTGAAATCTCCGTGAGGCGTAAAGGGTAGGTTCTCAAATAAATTGTCAAAATCGTCGTCTCCCCCTTCATAGATAAAAGGAAGTTCATCTTCCAAAGCATCAGGTAACGAGATCAATTTTATTATTGCACCGCCTCCCGAATTTTGAGGGTCGTAAGTATAATTTGAAGTGGTCATTCCGTATTCAAAACCGTAAATTTCAACCGTTCCATCATAGAGTTGTAAGGCGCAAAAATAGTCCGCATAATCCAGCTGCTTCAAAGTACATTTTACAGTTTGGTTAACCCCTAAAACATTGATTGTAATTGCGTGGCTGTATTGTGGTATTCCTTCTACTAAAGATTTTTCAACCGTTCCAAAAATTGTAGATGAATTTTCAGAAGTAGAAAACAAGAATCCCGACAAATCTTGTTTTAAATTAAACATAACCTTATACCTACAATCATAAACATCATCAATTGAAACGGTACTGGTAAGGATTTGTTTGTTTAATATATCGGCACGGTTAACCAAAACGGCTTGCTGGTAATAATTTTTTACAATATTACCACAACTAAGATCAAGACCATTTCTTAAGGTTTCACAAGTCATTTGTTTACATTTTTACTTTTAAATCCGTAACCTTTAGCTAGGGTTGTACCACAATTAGCACCGCATTTACAATTTGAAGGTGGACAATGATTATAATCTAGCAATTCAGAATTTTGACACATAAATTTTTGGGTTCTTTCAAAAGAAGTATGCCCCATGTTTCGATATTTATCTGAAAATTGTTCCAGTTCCTTTAATGATTTTGGAATTGAAAACTCATTTGTTTTTTGTACTAACCCATTTGGCGAATCCGAAAAACCATTTAAAATAATATATCGTGAATAGCTGTAGTAAGCCAGTATTTTATAAACCCCTTCGAACGGTCTTAGTTTTTCACCACAATCGGTGTATGTTCCACCTTCTAATAATTGTTTTTTCAACTCGTAATTTTCGGGCTTGGTTGGTTTTGGGTCTCCAGCCTGATCATAAGCTTTTATTTCATCGTTTATTGCTTCTATATCCATCCAATAACCACAAAACAATTCCGTTAAATCAAAATTAGAAGCTTCGTTTTCAGCTATACATAATTTTGATAGGTCGCAATGTTGGGCTAAGATTCCCAAGCAATTATACTGATGGGGTTGGAGATTCATTTTCTTGTGTTTTTTCGGGATTACCTAAAAGAGCATCGGCCACCTCTCTAGTGAATCCGTAAATTTCTGTAAATATTGTTATCGCACTTTGATAATCAGTTAAACCTTGACTGTATGATGTTTGAACTTGCAAAACACCAGTAACACCACCAACCGAACCACGTAAATTTGCTTGTGCCTGTTTGGTTGCGTCATCAACTTGTATTTCCTGTCCAGCAGTTACCAGTTCTTTTGGTGTAATGTTTACTATTGGAATAATTTTGCAATCAAAGCCAAGATATTTTAAAGTTTTTTCCAGTTCGTTACGCTCTTCAAAGGTTTGTTCAGTATAGAACTTTTTCATTTCAATATACGTTTCCGATTGCGTGCCGAACAAAGAAGTTTCAGATTTTACAAGTTGCTCGGGAACATTATTTGCAGCGGAATAAATATTGCTTTTGATGGTAACCTTTGTTTCACTAAATAGTTTGTCGTCGATTTCGGCTTTAACTTGCCCCACTTTAAAAACCTTATCGATATCATCAACAGGACCGACTGACAAGTGATATGCTCCACCTATATTTTCAGAACCAAGCCATGTTGCAATATCTTCATCAACAGTTTTATTTGCTTCTTCATCAAGTCCAGCTGTTATAACATAAGTTTTGCCTAAAAAACCAGTACGAACTTGTCTATTAATGTACAACGACATTCTGTATTCAGAATCCAAGTCATTATAAACAGCATCAAAAGGCGATAAAGAATATTTGAACTCAGGGGTTAAATTCATGTAGTAAACTTGGCCACGATAATAAGGAAGCATTGTTGCAATATCGGCATCAGGTTCTTTTCCTCCAGCATCAATATAATCGTTTGTGATTTGTTCTATTATAGCTTGTGGATTTGGATTGTAAGGATAATACCAAGTAGATTTATCATCTTTATTATTCCATGTCGAAGTTTTTGTAATTTCACAATTTTGAAACCAGTATTTAGTAACATAGTCATTATCATCTTCTTTGCCGATTCTAGTCTTTGTATATTCCAATATATCCAAAACAGGCGATAATTTAAGTTCACCATCAATGCTTTGCCCTATGTGAAAAAACACCCCATATTGGCGTGAAATATTAGTGGCTGCTATTTTTACAATTGTAGATAAATTGTAATTTTTGGTTTGATTTACAACCATATCTTTTTCAACACCTTTACCCGAAATATATTTGGCAAATATTTTTGATGCGGATTTTCCAGTTGGACTATTGAGTATGGCCAATTCAATTTCATTAGGATAAAGATTATTTTCACCGTTATGATAAATAGATTGGTTTTTATCCTCAAACAATTTTACAATTCGAGAATAAAGCTCAATAAATTTAGCTCTGAATTTGCCAACTGTTTTTTTATCTTCCACTTTTTATTTTTTTTTGCCTTGTGGTTTTGCTTTTTTCTCTTCAATAATGGCATCTTCTTTTTTTGATGTTGGAAAATTGAATAATTTTTTTCTTTCTGCTATTTCCTCAGCAGTACCATTGGAAACATATTCTTTTATAAAGTCGTCGTTTAGAATATTATCATAAAGTCGGTATGTCTTTCCGTCTTTATGGTATGCTAAAATTTTCCCTTGCACTCTTTTGATCGTTATTTTATTTGACATGATTTTTGGTATTTTCGTTAATGAATTTTTTTTTGAATAAAACGTTATTAGTTTATTCCAATCAGAATTGAAAGAGCAACCAGCACAATTTGGCAGGTAATTAAAGGTTTCTTTGAAAAAATCTATGTATAAATGCATAAGGCTAGAATCTCTTCTAACCTTATGTCTATCAATCAATATCAATTCTTGAATTGTCATATTACTTTAAACACTTGGAATAGTATTTGCAAAATTGGAATCAAAATCAGCAGCTTCACCATCGACAACAGCGGACTTGTAAACTAATGGCACAAGGTTTTCGGGTGCATTATCCAAAGAAGATAAAACAATAGCAGTTCCACCGCCCCCTTCTTGCACATCATAAGTATAATCACCAGTTGTTAAACCAGCTTCAAAGCCATAGATTTCAACTGTACCATCAGTAAACTGATAAGCCACAAATATTTTTCCTTTACTTAGGGAATCCAAAATACATTTAGATTCTTCATCAGAACCAGTAACAAGTATTTGAGCATTATGTTTGTATTGAACAAATCCCAAATCAGATAAGGTTTTGTCAAAATACCCTTTGTAAGAACTT